AATTTTCATTTAAATCGTGCATGTTTTTATCTCCTTAGTAGATTTTATATGTTATCATTTATTATTTATAAAAATTTAATCTTTAGGTTTATTCAAGGCATGTGCGTACACATCCATGATACTCCTAGGCGATTGAACTTTATTTTCCTCTTGAACCACTGGCGAATCTTCTACCGAAGTTTCTAATGCACTTTCATCAAGAATACCGCTTTCAACGCTTGTCTCAGACGGAAAATAATTATCTTTAATCAATGTGATTTTTTTAGTCATATCATCAGTGTTATCGAATTCAACATTTTCACTCAAATTTCTAATTTTATCAACTTGGGTGTCTGTGAGTCCTTCAGTAACATTCATTAATACGATGTCTTTTTCCAATTCAACCAATCTTTTGTTCAGTTGAATATTCTTTTCAAATTGCTCATTCAACTCAGATTCTTTCGAATCGAGAGTTTCAAGAGCTTCACTATACAGGTCTAGTTTCTCTTCTGGGAGTTCGATATAGTTTTCTTCGAAAACACCTTTGATACCAGACATGAAATTTTCCATAATCTCCATTTTGAGACCTGCTTCAATTGCGAGTTTATTTTCTGTGATATATTCACTCGCAACATAAGAAAGGTACTCATCAACTTTTTCAGACAATTCTTGTCTAATTTCTACAACATGTGATTCGATGTCGCTTTCGTATGTTGAATAAATGTCTTCGATTTTTTCATTGACTTTATTAACTACAGCGGCTTCAAAAATTGTTTTAACTTGTTCTTGGTACTCTTCCGACAAATCTTGACCATTCAACATGGCATCAATGTCTTCTTGTACGTCAAGATCTTCTGAGGTAATCTGGTGATCGGATACTGATGTTTCAGTTTCAAGAATTTCTTCTAGATCTTCGTCGATTTCATCAGTTTCAATTTCTTCGTCCAAATCAGTTTCAACAGCCTCATCGTCATCGGAAGCTTCTTCTACTTCTTCTGATTCAGCGATTGATTCTACATCGTCAGAATCATCAATATCTGTATCTGTTGTTTCCACAATTTCTTCTTCGGAAATTGCTTCATCTTGTACAAGATCTGTATTTTCTAAATCTGTCATTTTTATGTCTCCTAGTGAGTTTAATTTATATTTATTTATAATATTTACAATTTCGACATGAAATCTTCGAAAAGATCAATTTTCAATTTCTCAGTCTCAATTCTTTTTTTATTATCTAAGGAATATTTATACTGAGAAACTTGACTCTCTTTCATAATTCCGTTATCCCATACCCATTCTTTACCTTCCATAATCCCGTTGACAAACGCATCTGGAGCACTTGGGTCTGCAACAATGTCTGCTGCGGTGGCAAGATAGAAGTCGTCTTGGACGATATTTTTACCGCCGGACTCTTTTACACTGCCCATACCTCTAGAAGAAACACCTAATGATGCACCTTCTTGAATAAGATTTTTAACAATTTTTCCATAAGGAGTCTCTGTCATAATCTTTGCTTTACCGACATAATTATTGCCCTCTTTTTTAAGAGACTTAATCATGTGGGAGACTCTTTCTAAATTAATCGACGGCCCTTCAGGATGTCCGAGTTCGCCAAATGCACGATTTTTTTGGACATACTTTTCGTTATATCTTTCGACTTCTTTATCCATTATTTCTGCTGGATACTCACGGCCATTTCTATTTTTGATATTGGACTGTAGGAAAACGCCTTCAATAAAGAGTTCTTTTCCTTTAGATTCTACAATCAAATCCTCGAATACTTCTGTTATAAGTTTCATTAGATTCCCGTCCTCTTATTCATAGACCTTTGTCTTTTGACATTTGCCATAGACCGTTTGCCTTTTGATTTCCGAGCACTTCTTGTATTTCTAATGCTCATTTTTTTAAGTTCAGTGGGAGAAATTCTAACCTCTCTGCCATTTTTGACAGTCCACCCCTTACCCTTTTTGGAAGAGACTTTAGCTCTTTGAATTTTGCCCTTACGAACTCGGCGTTTCATTCTTATTGCTTCATCTAAAGATTCATCACAAAATTCTCCGAATGTTAGCATTTCTAATATCCTTTCTAATTTTCCGATTAATCTTCGTCGGATTCGGTTTCTAAATCATCTTCATCATATTCTTCAATATCATCATCGTCATCATCTATAATAGACTGTGAAATATCAGTTGTCATATTTTCCAATTCATCTGATATTTTATTATTAAGAACATTTTGAATCGTTTTCGCTGCGTCAGAAGTGTTTCCTAATACAGCTGCATCAACAATGTCTAAATATGGATTATTTATAATATTTTCGTCTGTCATCTCAATTCCTTCATTTTTTTATCTAAAATTACCGTCTTCTTCATCTGGTTTGAATACTGGATCTTTCTTTTCAGATGTTATTTCTTTTTTCATTGCATTGACTTCTTCTTCTGAGAATTTGAGAAGATTTAACATTACCCATTTATTTGAATAATATCTACCTACATAATCACTCATATTAGATAATAAATCTATTCTACCAGCCAACATCTCTTGATTTTTAACTTCTGCATGATACGAGTCTTGAGTAAAATCAAAAATTAAATTTTGAGAAATACTCGACCAATCTTCAGGAGCAATAATTTCTTTCAATATGAGTTGTTTTTTGAGCAAATCTAAAAACAATAAGTTAAACTGTTTTCTCAGTCTTACAATGAATCTGTAAAATTTATATTCATCTCTTGAAATTTCTGTAGCCCTGCCAAGCTGCATACCAGCATCTTGTTCTAACCTAGAAATGGGTACATTTAACGACTTGTATAATTTCTTTTGAAAGTATATAACATCGTCCATTTCGCCCAGATTTGATCCGCCTGGCAAAGTTTCAATCTCTGTACCCCTACCACCTTCACGGCGTGGAAACCAGAAATCTTCTAACATAGACATGTGCCGTCTATCGTCCTTTACTTCACCTGTGTTTGCATCATATGCGACTTTATTTTTATACTTATTCATAATGTCGCCGATATACTGTTCAGCCTTGAGTTTCGGGAGGTTTCCGACATCAATATAAAATACTCTGCGTTCAGGTGCGCGTGTCCATCTGTATATCACGACAGAATCTTCTACCATTTTAAGTTGATTGAGGGCTTTGATTGCTTTATGCAAATGTCCAATGACATGATTTTTTCGACTATCTTTCAAGCCAGAAGTTACATGTGCAATTGCATCTATCGAAATTGGAATACCAGACTGTTTATCTACAGTTCCTAATCCCTTTTCGTTGTAAAGATAAAATTCTTTGACGCCTTTAACAAGATTATTTTTATTTTTATCCATGCCTTTTTCGACATGTTTAACTTTTTTAATTCTTCTTGGATCGATTTTTCTTAATTCTTTGATGCCATCTTTGGGTTTGTTTTGATCGATAATGATATGATAGTAAATCCTACCATCTACATACCAGCTTTTGAAAATATCATATCCATTTCTATTGAAATTCAATAGACTCAACACAGAATTAAATTCGTCTACTACTTTTTTCTTAATCGGTTCTGATAAATCTAAATTTTTTGTGAGAAGTTTTACTGGAGCATCATCAGCTTCGTTGACAATAGCTTCTGAAACAATATCATCAATCGCAATTTCAACTTCTGGATTGATAGACATATCTCTATATCTGTCAATAAGTTCAGAATCACTTTTTGCACCACCATCTAAATCCAATGATGTCGAATAAAAATTACTAGAAACTGTAAGGTTGCCATCGTCATTCGCACTCTCAGCGGGCACGAATGACTTTAGCTCTTTAGTTTCTTCATTAGTTTTTAAAAGGGTAAACCCAAATAATTTAACTTCCATACTATATCCTGTCTATCAGACTATTAGCTAACGCCGATTTGGGCGTTCGCGTCTTGGTGTTGCCAATAATCATAAGCAAATGTCACTGTAAATTCTTCAATAGAGTCGTTAGTATCCCAACCAAGTTCGATTGTGCTGATTTCTGTGGGGAAAAGTCCCATGAATTTATACTCTGCAATCGGCAACGCAGTTGAAGATTTTCCAAAATGTTGGACAATAGCTTCAGCTTTATAACTTTGAGCAGGAGCCCCCAAATCATTTCCTACATGAGAATTTATTGTTTCCATCCATTTTTCTAATGCATTTCTAATTCCAAAATTTTCTCTATTGAAAATGGTAACAGTCCAAGGTTCGAATGTTCTATTGCCGGCAACTCTAATTTGTCTACCGAAATATGGAACGTCAACCTGTGCGATAGTCGCAGAAGGGATTTGCGCTGCTTTTACTTCAAATTGTCCGCCGTTAGGAATTACTATTCCATTCGGAGCCGTAATCATAACAGAGAAAAGATTCGGACGAGCACCCCCGTCCGAAAAGTTTGATTTAAATGTGTCTACATTAAATGCCATTTTTGTTTATCTCCTAATTGTTTATTTTTATTTATATTAAACTACACCAACGATTTCATCAAAACTTACACCTGTGCGTACTGCAACAAAGTTAAGTTGGATAAAGTTGATAGAACGTGCTGGTTGAATGAAGATATCACCGACAAATTGATTGGAATCAATAACATTGTCTGTATTATTTGTTGAATCACAAACTACTTTAAAGTCATAAATCCCACGTCTCCCTTTAATGTCCCGCAAAAATGGTTCAATCAATGATGTAAACTGGGCCCGAGTAAATTCATCGTTAAATTCAAACAATGTAAATTTCGCAGCAGTTGCAATAGATTTTTCAAGAACAATAAACAATCTTCTGACATTGATTCTATCAAATGCAGATGGTCTCATTGTAAAGGTTTTATCTCCAAAAAGAACTGTGCCTTGTCCAGCAAAATTGACTACTGGATTGATTGCCTCTTTATACAACGCATCGCGTGAACTCTTAGTTTGTTCTACCATAGTTTTTACAACACCTTTGTAAACACCACGATTGAAACCGGCCGGAGAGAACCATGCGTCCCTTTCAACTTCACTTCTTACCATCAAACCTGCTGTATCACCATTGAAAGGTACAAATCTGAATTTGTTGTTATACTTATCAGACATATATTTGTAGTTAGAGTCTGCAAATGCATAATTACTTTTTCTGACACCGGCATAAAAATCTGTAGTGTTTGAAGAACCACCACTTGATTTATCTAGTGCAACCACACCTTCAGTTGGAGAAATACATGCAACACAATCTTTCCGAGACTCTGCAATACCAATAATATGTCCAATCATACCTTCTGGCGAAGTAGACAAATCAGCACTCTCGCCTTGCATCAAAAATGACACATCTACAGTTTCAGTATCCGCATAGAGATCAAATCCCATTTCAAAATGTCCCTGAAGTGGAGCAAGTCCATCGTAACCATTTCCAAAAGGCCTTGAAATATATACTTCAGAACCGTCTACTGTGGATGCAGCCTGATTTAGTTTTGCAAAATCTCTTTTAACTGATCCTGTCGTAGAACTAATATTTGTTCCCCAATCCATACCTGTTGTTTGTGGATGATTTACACAGAAAACATAATTTGAAAATTCGTTAATCATATCTACATAGTAAATATTTTTTCCGTCAGCAGTCTTTCCGTTTCCGGCCTTTGAAAGGTTTTCCAAAACTTCGACCACAGAAACAACTCCATCGTCATTTGTCATTGTCACAACTAAACTAAGACCTTGACTTACGGGTTCCGAATTTGCAATTACAGGCGCAAGGTTGTCTATTGTTCCGTCATTTGCTCTTGGCACACCGGATAGACTAGAACCAATGGCAGGTTCTTCTTGTAAAAATTCATCATAAGAAGATTCATCTACCAAATATACATGTAAATTGTTACCCCAATTTCCTGGCGATCTTGCAATAAATTCATGTCCTGTCAAATTCATAGAACTTGTATTACTACCAAATAATGCAGTACTTTCAAACTGGTCTTTATTTTTTGACAAAACCAGAGCAGAATCATAAACAAAACTATTTGTCATTTTTGAACTAATAGTTACTTCGACTGCAATTCCATCTGCCGGTACAAAAGTTCCATCTAAAGCACCACCAAATGTTATCATATCACCAGATGCAGAAAGTACATATTGACCTGTAGCAGTTCCTACAGACGCAACTACTCCATCTACTTTAACTACTATTGTTTCTGAGTTATTTAGATCTACTGGTGTGCTAAGCTTGAAAGCCTTTCTAGCAGGAACAGTTACCGTTTCGATTTGTCCGGTAGTTGGTAGGTTTACTGTATATGTTATTACTTTACTACCACCTGTCACTGTAAAATCACTTGAACTATGCATACCGATTGTAGAATCACCACTGGCTGCAGCTTGGTCTGATGTGACGCTATTATTAGCGACTGCATAAGAGCCTGGAGCTTTATCTAGTTCAAATACAGATTGTTGTGCAACTTTAATAGTTACTCGGTCTGCAAGACCTGCGTATGGTCTGATAGATTGTTCTACTGGAGCTGTTGATTTCGAATGATTCATTGCAGTCATAGATGAAGGCATATAAAATGCTTTATGAAGATATGCCAGATTGCCCAATGTACCAGTTATAGTAATTACAGTTCCTGCTGTGCTTGATGCGTAATCATATGATGCAGAAAGTGTAATAGCATTAGTACTTACGGATGCAACATAATATACAGTATTTGCAGTAAGTCCAGTTAGAGCTGTTCCATCATTTGTATATACAACAGGGTCGCCTTCTATCAATCCATGATTAGCACCAAGATTTAAAGTATTTGCAGAAATCGCCTCTTGTGTTATAGTTCCACGATAACTGGTAAAGTAATG